GTGGTAATGTGCTGGCTTCCGCTGTTTGACCGACTACCTGCGTAAAGTGGTTCCAACCTATGAAACCTGCACCTGAGCCTGTAACAACAAACGTAGCATTTCCTACCGCAGCTAAGTTTGTATCATTTGCGGCTTTATAACCAATAGCGTTAGTGTTTCCATTAACCGCGCCGATTGCTGCCGCTAGATTTCCGTTTCGTCCATCTCTTTGGCCATGTGCGTGTGTAGCACTACCACCTTTTGATTTAATAGGTATGTCTTCACTCGCACCAATCAAGAATCTATCGTTTATCTTTTCCCATTTGCCCCCAAGAATAGCGTTTGGATCATAGTCCTTATTCTCATTCATGAGGATTGAGCCAATCGGATAGAAGAAATCTATCAATCTTTGATAGGTGTTGTTCATCTTTAAATAAAACGCTTCTGCACAAAAGTTGCCATTTACATCAACCTGTGTTTTTCCGAGCTGCATTAGTGCTTTTTCAATCGCCAATGTAATGTCACGACTAATCGACTGTCCAAATCTATCGGTGGCTGTCAGCGTATATGTATATGCTTGATTAGGATTTGCACCACCAATAGGCTTTGTTGCAGACCATTTATTACCATTAAGTATTCCTGTTGTATTACCGGTTGCACTACCGCTTATCGTTATATTGATAGCGTTTGTTGTATCACCAACTTTACCATTCCAGTATTCGCCGTCCGCGCTGATTGCACCGTTGCTACTTTCTGCCCCATTACGAGCCACATTTAAGTTGATAATAGATGGTCTAACATATTGGTGGTACTTTGCTTTCTGCGTCCAAGTTATCACATTGTTGCGACTATCAGTGGCTGTGATAGTGTAAGTTATCTCACTATTTGCATTTGTCAAACCATCGAATAAAACATCTGTTGTTGATGTATTGACTGTTTTATTAAACGCCCCAACACTTACAGTGATAGATTTAATCGTTGCATGTTTCTTAGCACTCGCTGATACTTTTACTCGTTTCTTGGACAATAACGACATGCATTCATATTCATTAGGAATATATGTTTTTGCAATACCTTCATCAGTAACAACTATGCTATCCAGCGTTGGAGAATCTGTGATTGTAAGTTCTTGTTTGTATTCAGCACTTTCACCGATTTTAGTTTTAAAATCAGCAGTCCATGTTTCTAAAACAATACCGATTTCACATTTCCCTTTATCAAGATTTTTTGTTAGTTCATAAATTCTATCCCATTCCATTTCGGACATAGAAACAACCGAGCCACTTTCGTATGGTTGAACAACTTTTATTTGTTCAACATTAACAATACTAATACGCATACGTTCACGATATGTGCTTACTTTTCTTGTGTACGTAATAGAATATTTGTTTTCGTTATTATTCAAAGAATAAGTATCAACAACGCTCTTTCTTGGAATGTTTCTGCATGATACATCGCCACTTAGCGATGTATCCATCAATGGATATGCTCCGAAAGTTAAACTAGCAGATAAACTTGTAGTGTAGTTTCCGTTATCATCGTGTCCAGCCCAAAAACCACCTCTTAGAATGTTTTTAGATGTTTCAAAATGGTAAGGAGAACCGCCACTAATTGGAGTACACCCAGTACAAGAAATTAAGTAATTACCACCGTATGTATTACCTTGTTCCCATTCTGTATCGAGAGATACTTCAATCCATGATTTATTGTTTTCGATGTCTATCCATTGGTCCGGTTCTCTTGCCCATAAAACGATGTCGTATATGCCACCATTTACATTTTTATGGACTCGCGCAACCTCTATCCAATTATTATTTAACGCAACCATGCTTACTCACCGCCTATCCAATAAATATTCGTACATGCAACAGTTTCGCCATTGATTTCTTTTAACGTGTCACGTTTAAATTTGTGTGCACCAGTTGCGAAGTTTCCTTCTGCTTTTAATGACTGTACACGTGTTTCGGTAGAGTTTACATCAACCATGACTTTTCCATTAACAACGATTTTTGATGATTTCTCATCAAGCACTTGCTCTGTTGTTGAACCTTCTTTGCCTTGAATGTGCATACCGTCAGATTGCAATTTGATTTGTTTTAGAACAGCGGTTTTACCGTCTATCTCTTCGGTTAATGTTTGGCTGATACTGTCTTTCGTTAATTGCAATTCCGCCTTAGTTGCATATTGCTGTGCCTGTGCTTCTAATGCGTGCAAATCATCATTTGTTGATTGCAATGATTTTTTGATTGCCGTTGTTTCCTGAACTGATAAATTAACAGAATTGTTTAATTGCTCGATAGCAGATTTGTTGCTTGTTGCGATATCATAAATGCCATTCAACCCATCATCTTTTATAGGGTCTGAATAGCCTATACTATCGTCTGTAAAGGTGGTTTTTTGTCGTTGCCATATCCAAGTATCATTTGTCTTAGATGGTTGTGTTTCTTTCCATTCACCACCATTTAACTCTGTCTTTGAAGTGGATAAGTAATACTCTGTTACGACTTGTTTAATGCCCTTACCAGTCTTACCTGTGATGGATGGTGTATATACTTCTGATGATGTACCATCATTGTATTCCCACGTTGCTTTAGTCCATAGGGTATAACCTTCATTCACTAATGGAATCGAATTCAACCACTCACCTGTAGGTACTGTAGTGGCACTTGATCCTACTTGATATGTAAGTGTAGGACTTCCAACGATACCACGACCTGTATCACCTTTAATTCCTGTTAGTTCAAAAGGCTCATGCTTAATCTCTGTGCCATTATTTGTAATGTCTGCAAGCATGTACCACATGTGTTGACCTACAATTGTAGAAGGCTTCACAGTGGACCATCCACTGTCTGTCTTTGAAGGTTTGTCAGCAGCTTGTCTTTGTAAGTAATACTGCTTAGTTCCTTTGATACTGCCTTTAGATTCTTCTGTTAAATCTGAAATAGTTTCTGTCAATGTCTTATTGCCTAATTTAATTAGGTTTACATTGATTTCACCATCTTCATTCAACATGAAGTCATCATGTGTTTTAAAGCCATCTGAACTATGATACAAGCCACCGCGGATGAATCTCCATCCCTTTGTAGTGGATGTGATAGTAGGTGTATTTGATATCTGAAAACCTGCTATTTTGTTACTTGTAAATGGAACGATGTTACCATCACTATCGATGAAGTTGTAATAGCCATCTGTAGCAACCGTTATCTTCCCAAACATCTCTTCAATCAACTTACGATTGATTCTATTTGCTTCACGTATAGCCTTTGTAATAGGACTTTCTTTTGTTACTGCTAACTTATTACTGTTTGTGTAACTTTCAGTCTGCATGGATAAACCACCATTGATACTGATTTTTTGGTACATGATCCATGTTTCAAAGGTGTTACCCTTATTATCTGTGAATGAAACTCTATCACCGATTTCTCTACATGGATTGCCAACATCCGTAACAGTAAGTGGTACATATTCCATATCACATATATAACTAGGCACTGTACTTTCAGCAGTAATGAATGGATTGATATAACTAATACCTTCTCCGGTGCCGGATGTATACGCATTCTTGCCATCGCTTACTTTTACACTTCCGATTGTTACCTTCTTTTCCGTCACAAGTTTACTGATAGTTCTTCCTTTGCGAGACATGTGTGCATTTTCAAAAACAATATCCGCTTGATTTCCAGAACTATCAACAACATCCATGCTGTACTTATAAGGAACGATATTTCCTTCCCTATCTGTGCGAAGGTTATATCCGTCATATCCTGCAATGTCAGCCAACAACTGCTTGTATGTTGTATGCTCTTCAATCTCATTTATTGTTTTAAGAGTGAACATCGTTTTATTTAATACTTGCATCCCTGTGTATCTTTCGATTTCAGAAATGATAGTCTGTACATCTCTTGAATTGATGTTCTTTACTACTTCATTCATTCTTGGATGAAGTGCGTATGCAGCGATTGTATATGTGCTATCGTGGTTATCTTTATACTCATTGACATAGTATTTACCTAATGGAACTTTCATTGAAACGTCACCATTCAAGCATAGAGATACTTCAATATATCCATTTATAAAATGATCATTTTTTATCCAAGTTTTCATAGTTAGTTGGTTATTACATAACTGTCCTAACTTCAATGATTTATCGGATTGTCCGATTTCAATAATTTCAATACTAGATATGTTTCTTACTGGAAGTTGTTCATTACCATTCAATAAAACAGAAAAGGTAAATGAACGACTTTCATAAATAGCATTTTTATAGTTGTCATTTACTATTAGCATATTCATTTACCTTTCTATAAAGTTAAATTTGATACTCTTAACCAAGTCATTCTTATCTTTTTTCATCATTCCATAGTAGTCAAAACTTCTATCTCCGACATACATTTCAGCAATTCTCCATTCACCATAATAGGGTGAATAGAAATTCACATAAAAGAATGCATTTTTAATGAGTGATATTGCTTTTTCAAAATCTGCTCTAAACATTGCATTGAATGTCATACTTATCTTTTCTTTGACTGCGACTCTTTCTCTATTCATACCACCATCTAAGCCACGACCTGTTTTACCACCTGCGTCTAGGTCATATACGGAATAGGCAATACTAGATGGATCAGGCAAGGAAGTCCAAGCCTGTCCATCTGTAGAAACACTTACTATTCCTGTAGCATGCCCTTGAAACCAAGGGGAACTATATATTTCTGCCATATTATCTTGTCCTTCCTTTCCTAATATGCGAACTCGCTTTCACCAGTCATGGCAACGTGTTCATTGTTTCTTTGCACTACGTTGTCATATACAACCTTGCCATCAAGATTGATTGTGATATGTGACTCACCATTGCCTTGTACACCACGTATCGCTTCTGATACACCTTGTTTAATACCTTCGATAATCTGCATATTATTTACAACTGCATTCTTATTTCCGATATTACCTACAAGTTCAGGACCTGCTTCACGTGCAACGAACATTTCTCCCATATCTGGGAAACCACCTTGTGCATACCATTCAACGTTAATCTTTGGCAATCCGTCTTGTAACCAAGTAAGCGGATTAGCACTACCGCTAATAGAGAAGTGTGGTAGTGGAATGTAAGGGAATGAAATGCTAGGGAATGTAAGTCTTGTGTAATTGAACTTACTTTCGATCGCATTCAGACTTGTATCTGCCTTATATTTCATACCAGTTAAGTTTGTACTTGCAGTAGCGTTCATTGATGCGAAGTTTCTTTCAGCGTGTCCGTATGTCTTAGACATGTTTGTTTCAACTACATTACTAATGCTTGACATGTTTCTCTCTGTAGCGTTTCCCATGTCATTGAAATTGCGTGTAGCAGAACTTGACATCAATCCAGTATTGTTTGTAACGCTTGTATTTGCTCTACGGAATCTATCAGAAACTGTGCTATTGATTTCATTTGAACTATGAGTAATTCCATCTCTTAATTCAGAGAAATTGCCCTTACCGATATCAGCAGCATTTCTTGTTGTGCTTTCGATTGTATCCTTACCCTTACCAAAGATGGAAGCAATCAAGTCACCAATCCAACCGAAGGTGTCTTGAAACCACTGTTTTACTTCGGTCCACTTCTTCTTCATGCCTTTGAAGATGTCACCGAATAGTTCTTCACCAGCTCCAGTCAACGCGCTACCTACAAACTCAATTGCAGATTCCAAAGCAGTAGCGAATAAGTGTAAAGCACTCTTGCCAAGTTCTATCCAATCAACTTCTTTTAGCATTTCTCCGAACTCTGTTCCTAACTTGTTGCCAATGGCACTCCAGTTGTAACTATCAAGTACATCTGAAATTTCATTCAAGAAACCAATTATAGAATTAGCTAAATTAGCACCAACTTGACTCCAGTCTAATGTTGTCACAAGTCCTAATATCATCTGTGGAATTAGTAAGAAACCTTGTGCAACGGTTCTGCCAACTTGATCCCAATTGATTTGATACATTGCTTCATTCAAGAAATCACCGACACTGCTACCAATAGTATCCCATCGAACAGTTTTCATAAGGTTGTAGGAAACAGTGAACACTGCATCAATACCCTTGCCTACAGTTCTTCCCATTCCCTTCCAATCAATTGCGTTGATACCTTTATTGATACTTTCACCAATAAATGTTCCAAGTCCTTTCCAGTCCTTGTTTGCAAATAATTCTTTAATACGACTTGCAAAATCAGCAACTGGCCCATCAAACTCCGCTTGTTCAAACATGCTCGAAGGATCAAGTCCACCACCTGCACCGCCACCACGACCACTACTATGCTTATTAGGATCGTTCATGACGTGAAGTTCATCGAAACTTGCTAAGTATAGGTCTAGTTCCTTCTTGGCTTGTTTAGCTGCACCGCCACCTTTGCCAAGTTCACTATTAAATTTTGTTTGTTGCTTAATTGCCTTAGTCCATGTTGCATGTCCACCAAGGAATGCAAAGAACTGATTTATGACATTGATAAGTGCTACAAATTTATCGATTAAGAAATCAATTGCCGGTGCAAGTGATTCCAAAATTGGACTTGCCATAGCACCCAATGCGTTACTTGCATATAGTCCAGATGTTGCAATGCTATCCATTGCTGGTGCTAAACTTCCACCGATTGCAGTAGAGTATGCATATACGTTGTTTACACCTGTAACCATCGCTTGAGTTATCTCTTTGATGACTGTGCGAATGAAACGATACATCGCAACTCTAGCAAATTGATTTGCAAGGAAACCTAACTTACCACCTAGCCATAATGCACCTTCACCAAACTTACCGAATGAATTTCCTGCAAGTCCTTTGATAAACCCACCAAACTTTTGCAGTGCAGTATTGCTTTTAAGCGAATCGAATATCCTTTTAAATTTATCTGTGAAACTCTTACCATTACTTAATATTCCACTGTAAATACTCTGAATCTTGCTTGCACCATTCTTTAGCAATTGAGTGAACGATTCAAGTATGTTTCCTGTATAAACTTGCTTGCTTGTATCTAATTGTGGAGCAGTAATGTTTTGCTTTTTACCAAGTGCGTTTGTAGCACCTGTGCTTTGTTTTACGTTGTTTAGAGCACTTAAACTACGTAAGCCTTGTGTAGCTTCGGATAACTTCGATAAGCGGTCTAAATCAAGTTCTTTTACACTTTCTGCGATACCACGCATGTTATCTTTGAACTTGCTAACATCCATTGCCTGTATCGTCTTATTTAACTTGCTTACTCCGTCACCTGTATTACGTAAGGCTTCTCCAAGTTCTTTTAGGGTGCTTGTATCTTTCCCTTCGATTTCGGATAGTTGATCTGCCAGGTTTTTTAATTCCTTACCAACATCCATCCCTTTTACTGCTTCAAGGGCTGATTTTAAATCTTTTAATGCACTCGATAATCTTTTGATATCTTTGACGCTTTTGCTTATATCTTCTGTGACTGTAAACTCTAGTCCTTCATATTCAGCCATATCGAATGTATCTCCGTTCTATTTCTTTTCTTTCGCTTTTAAACTGTTTTTGCCCAACATTTGCATGTACTCTCGCAACTGCTTTGTATACTGCTCTGCTTGTAGTCTTTCTTCTTCTGCAATAATTTCTTTGTTGATAGATAAATTGAGAAGATCAGGTTTCTCCGGATATTGAAATTCTCCATTGGATAAACATGCAGCAATGGCTTTCGCTACATATGAGCCTTGCAGAAAAGCCGCTTCATTCATGCGTTGCAAGTCGTATTCATGTTTCTTTCTATAAAATATGGGAAGGTCGTTATCACCTTCCCAAAATTCTTTATATGTCATACCCATCGACATATATCTTGGGCACTCTCTTTCAAATAGTTCGGAATAGGTAAACTGTTTCTTAGAGTTTCCCTTGTCTTTGAAGTGGACTATTCCATAGTCCAAGTCAATTTTTTTGGATCGTTCTCACTAGGCTCTTCTAATAGAGCTTCACTTGGAGCACGATACAATTCCATCAACGCTTGCAATAACTCTTTCTTTTGCGTCATGTTATTCCAGATAGTATTTACAACTGATTCCTTTACACCAACATGACGTGCAAGGAATGCACCCCTAAACAACATTTCGATTGTTGTGTTAGGTTTTGTATCAATATCGTTGATATTGAAACCTGCGTTTTCCATCTGTCTAACTGATTGTTTATTGAATGTAAGCGTGAATGTTTGATCTTCGAATGTTACCTTAATGTCCTTTGCCATTTTCTTCTTCTCCTATTTGATTTTCTAAAGTGTTAAATCGTTACTGCATTAGTCTGTTTTCTTTGTCGCAGAAAACTCTGGTTTGTCATCCACTGTAATGGAAATAGCCAATTTATGACCTTCATTAGAGCCTGCACCTTTGAGATAAACTGTTAGTTCTCCAGTCCAGTAAATGCAGCCTAAATCACCTGTAGGTGTATCTCCATCAGTGCCACCGATGTACAACGCAAATAACTGATGTTTTGTCTTTGTAGCCTTTTCGATACTTTGTAACTTTGTGTAAAGTTCTGGTGTGTAGTAGCCTTCAAAAGAGAAGGACTTAACATCCTGTAAGCCATCAATATAAGCCTTGATTCCGTGTGATAGAGTTGTTACTTCTACCTTCTCTGGATCACTTCCCATATCTGGATAACTAATAATGTCAATTAGTTTTTTCATATCTTGATACTTATTTGTTGCAGAGTTCATCAAGAATGTGTACTTGGTTAGGAATGCTTTAAAATCTTGAAGTGCCATTATTCTTTTCTCCTTTTCTTATCGTGTAAATAAATATTGTCCGGCAACTCTCCCTATGTACTTCTGTACGTATCTGTGGATTGAGTTGTTGTTCATCGATTCCATCTTGATCGTTGTAATGCATGTCATGTTCTTCGATATCATTAACTTCGATATGCTTTGTAGTAATGCAATGCACTCACCTACTGGATCATGCTTATCGTTTGAATAAACATTGATATCGAAGGTGACATCACATACATTTTCTTTGCCACTAGAATCAATAAAGTTTCTTGCTTGGAATGTATCGGACTGTACGACTGTTACAACTGGAAACGTTGATTTTGCGTTGATATTGTCATTGCTAACAATGATTTTTTTATTTGGAAAATCTTGTTCCAACTGTTTTGTGATTTCCGATATAATGTATCGTTCAATAAAAACCATTATTTAAACTCCTTTATCAACTTATTAAATGTTTCTTCCGCAACCTTTCGTGCACTATACATGAATGGTGTAGCTGCATTTCCGTATGTGTGTATTAACCCTTCTTTCTTTGTTGATACTTCCGTATCAGAAGGTGGATTTTGTCCGACAACCCCTTCATAAAACCATCCTTTAGGTTTTAAACCTTGTTTCTTCCCGTATTGACCATGTTGTTCAATGTTACCGTTTGTAATAAGCCCATAAGCTTCATTGGGGGCACTTGGATATATACCTGTACCAAACTCTATGAATAGTGTTGTGCTACCCATAGCACGCAATGTGAAGGTTATCTTGCCATCTTCGATATGTACTGGTGTAGCGTTGATTACTACATCCTTAAAGCCTGCGTAACTTGCTGATTGATATAATCTATTAGCTTCAAATATTGCTTCTTGTCTTACCTTCTCCATAATCTTTATCATGCGTTTCTTCATGTTTTCTTTATGGCTATCGGTAATGGTAATCGCTTTATCTAAATCTGCTAAATTAAATAGATCAATCTTCATCGCTTGTACGTTTTCCAATCGCTATGGCCAAGAAATTTTTAGACTTTGCAATACGTTTTACAACATAGTTGTAATTGTCATTTTCTGCGTTAGGTTTAATACCAATCCACAAAACGGAATTTTCATCAATATCTGTATCAACTGGTAATGGGGAAATTACATTACTGTATTCAAGTAAATTTCCAAACATGTAGAATTGAGAACTACCAATATTAGGACTGATATTTCCCCTATGCTTAACGGGTAAAGCATATTTTGGAATGTGCCTTCCGGTTGGTTGTTCCCATTCATCCACTTGTTTCTCCAGTCCTAAATACTTAGCACTGTAGAATGTGTACATATTTTTCTTTAAGCCACGCATGTTATCACCATGCTTCCGACATCGGTATAACTTCCGACATCATGCTTTCCGGTAAGTCTCCATTTTCCCACTTGATACTCACACCATTTTCCGTGTGTGATATCTCACCTTCTGCACCTTGTTTGTTGTACATATAAACAGCCAATCTAACGCATAAACTGTCGTATATACTTGGTAATTCTTTATCGCTTATGTCCTGCAAATACGGGAATCGTTTTAACAAGATTGCATTTTTAGATAATTGAAAGAAGGTATTAACGACATCATCAGAAATCGTCATGTCCGATGAACTTTCAATGTTGGTTTTAATCATTGCTTTTAGGGTTTCTTCTGTCATCATTAGCACCTTCTTTCTTTAATTCTTAGTTAGGCTAAAGTAATCTTTGCTGCCTTAGTTGCATCAGTTAACGCAGCTACATAGTATGTACGACCGACTAACTTGTTGATGCGCTTGTCAGCATCTTCAGAAGAACGATTGCCTTCATAGAAGTATTCAGCAGATACATCCTTCTTGTAGAACACTGTTACAGCCTTCTTTGTTGCGATGTAGATTTCCTTTGCAGTTACAGCCTTGCTTACAAATACGCTTGTTCCAGCAACTGTACCGATGTAGCCTTCACGTGCGAATGCTTCAACATACTTCAAGTTGTCACCTAATGCTTTGCGAATCTTTGCATAATCATCTACGCTGATTAATGCGAATGTTCCGATGCCAGGTGTTGCTGATTCTGTAAATTCAGTCTTTAACTTGGACTGTGCTTCGATGAATGCACCAAAGTAATCTGTACCAGTTAAAGCAACTGTGTTTCCTGCTTGTGCCTTAGCAAATTCAGCAATGATATCTGCATTTGTTTGATTAAATAAGTCAGCACCAACCTTGCCAGCGATAACAAGTGGTACGTTTGGATCTGTCATTTCTTCTTCATCGTGCCACTTACCTGTAGCCTGTAATGTTTGCACCTTGTATTCTTCTGGTGTGAAACCCATTTCGATAACTTTTGTGTTACCTGCACCAAGTGCTAACTTTTCTGCACCAGAAGCGTTTGCATCATCACCTACATGTCCGTAGTAACGATTAATCTTCTTGATCATGCCAGCAGATTCTGTTAAGGAATCGTCAGCAGTGCAGAACATAGAATGATCTAAATGTGATACAAGTTGGTCTTTGATTTCATTTGCCAAGACAAAATTGTCATAAGGTTTGTTTGCCATTTTCTTTTATTCTCCTTCTGTATTGTTTGAGTACATCTCGTCATACTCGTCTCTGTGGTTTGCAATAAAGTCACCCTTTTCACGTGTAGACAATTTCATAAACGCTTCTTTTGTCATTGCATTGCCACTCTGATTTCCTGTGCCTTTTGGCTTAGGATTGTCTTTAATCAAGTCCTTCTTGGTATTTGCAACTAATTCATCAGCAAACTTCTTTTGGTTTGACATTACTTTTGCTGTGTCACCATCCAAAGTTGCAATTGCAGTTTCGCTTGCTAATTCTTCGCTGTAACCAATTCCCAAATACTGTGATTTCAAATCTGCAATATTCTTTTCACGCTTTAATGTGTTTAATTCTTCAAGCATGGTTTTTCTATCTTCTTCTGCTTGTTGTCGTGCAAGTTCACCAGCATCCAATGTGCTTTGATACTTTGTTTTCCAGTCTTTGCATTCAGAAGTAAGTTTTGAAATGTTGTTTTTCAGATTTGTGTACTCACTGTCTGCATGGAATGTAAGTTCCGATAATGCGGAATCAATTTCTTCATGTGTCATTCCATCTTTGTAGGCTTTACCTAGTAACTCTTTTAAAGAACTCATATTTGTTTTTTTCTCCTGCGATTATAGTTTTCCCTAACTGTCTATTTTTGCGATTTAAGGTTTCTCTACCTGTATGTGCGAATTTTGTATTGCGACTTCCCTTCCGCATATCTTTTCGGATCATTTATCCGTTAAGAACTTGTTGTATAACTCAACCAACATCTACAATTCACATTGTTTTCAGCATTACTGAAACCGCCTGGGAATTGTGCTTCATCTAAGCCATAGGTAATAAATGGTTCATCCAACTTTTTTTCGATTGCATCGATATATTCATGGGTATCTCTTACCTTTAAATCACCTTGTGTATTCCATACCTTAAATACTTCTTTCCCTGTTGCCTTTTGATAATCTGTAGCAGTCTTATAAGCTGCTGATTCATAAACTCTGTGTGCTTCACTATCAAGCAATCTAACGAGTGCTTTTACATCGTTATTTGCAACGTATTCATAAACACGATCTTTGAATGTCTTGCCAGCAATGTTTTGGTAAATACATGACTGCATATCGGATGAACTTACATCGATATCTTTTGTAAGGCACGTGCTATACAAGCCATCGATGTAATAACTTCCTAGAAGCAAATACAATTCATACTCGATGTATTCTTGTTTCTTCTTTAGTTCCAATGTCTTGGAAGTAAGATATGCATTCACGATTCTTTCTGTGCTTGCATGTATCTCGTCAAAATCTAAAATGGTTAGCATAAATAAAAAGAAAAGGGATATCTCAATATGCATGAATGCATACTTTGATACCCCTTTGGGTTTCTCCTTTCCACGTTTGGAAACGGTTTATTTATTTTTCATCAGGAACTAATCTTCGCAATACCTGTATGAGTACAACTTGGTTGCGTTCAACCTTAACTTCAATAATATTGCTCTTGTTTAATTCCTTCTCGATTCTTTGTATCTGTCTAGGAGTTAGTTTGAATTGCATTGATTTCCTTCTCCTGTTCACAATTTATTTGTTTGATATATTCTTGAGATTCAATCCATGCACCTTCACTATCAACAAATAAATTTGATATAGCAAATGCTAAACGTGGTGCAATCTTTCCACTTTGTAACATCGCAATAAGAACTTGTACTTTAGACTGAATATTCTCGTAATTCTTACGTGTGAACTTAACATCAATATCCTTGTAGTCCAACTTCAAATCGGATGTATTGTTACAGATATAAGATACAAGTTTTAACAATTTCATTTCACTGGCCTTGAACAAGTTTTCGGTATCCTTGGCTCTAGCTTCCGCAAGATACCATCCATCTTGCATGATGGTTGCCATACCAGTTTCAGCAGAACTTTTACTCTTTTTTGTAGGTGGCATACCAACAATTGCAAGTACACAATCAATCAAATCATCTATGAGTGTTTGTGTATTCGTTTGATCAAGCTGCGACACAAGGTATTTGATTTCACCTTGTAAACTCGAATTGACATCTCTAAACTTAATAGCACCAATCTCATTCAGCGTTTCAACCTTCTCTGTATCAATATCCACATTGTGGAATAGCAATAGAGATTGTACGAACTGTTCAACACCATCAATTCTATTGGATTGCACTACATTGATTGCATCTAACAATGACAATACGATTTCAAACGCTCCAATACGTGAGTTATTCAAAGGATATTCAATAATTGGAATCTGTTTTAATGCATTTCCGACAATTTCGATAACCTTTTCACCCTTCACCTTGAAATACATATCCTTTGTGTAACATTCATATACATCCGTTTTGATAACACCTGTATCATCAACATCTACATAATGACGTACACCCATAAGTGCCGGCTCTCCAATTAACGATGAACTGTATACAACAAAGTTTTCTCTTGGATCAACACTATATAAATCAAATGGAATATCATCATCTTTATCACTCTGCAAGAGAATCTTTACACCGACACCACATATATGCATCCAGTCAACTACATCTTTATCGACTGTTACTTTATTCTTGATATCCATATATTTGTTTAATGTACTGATTTCATCTGACTGTTCATTCGTTCTTGAAGCGTATTGAATAGGTGAATAAAGTAAATATCCTGTTTTGAAGGAAACAATTTCATTTGCTTTATTTACAACAATCTTGTTATTGATAGAAGGCCTGATTTTCTTAATACGATTAAGAATCGGTTGTTTGCCCTTGTAGTATTTATATAAGTAGGTTTCTTCTCGTGCGTTCTTCTTATGAGTGTTAAGTGCCTTCTTTAAACATGTAACAACATTGTCTTGTGTTATTTCACTTGCATTCACAAGAATCTTTTCTCTACCTGTATAAGCCATCTATCAGTTTCCTTTCATCAACTCCAAATTATCATTATTATTTGTAAAAACAAGTAGGATAGTTGTACTTTTTAATAAAAATATCAAAAAGGTCTATCAAAAACTTCAACTGTAGGAATTAAAATCTCTTGATACATATTAGAAGCCATTGACAAACTATCAGGTGCATCATCATGTTTATTTTTTCCATTGGCTTTGAAACTAAACACATTCTGCATGAACTGTTCATATTCTTTAGAACGCTTGCCACTCTCCAAGAACACAAAATGATTGATGATATCCGATTTCTTCTCATAAATACGAATATTCTTCGCAACAAGTGTTGGTGCAGAAACCATTTCAACATTACATCTATAGTTCAATTTACTTAATTCTTCTTCGATACCTTCAACATAACTCTCCAGTGTCTTATTCGCTTCTACTCGTAACGTTGTAATTTCATTATCAAGTGCTTTTCTTGCTATTGTTGGTTGTGATATCGTCTTATCTTCATTGGTGTAAATGACATCTACAACGTACACCTTATCGCCATAAGCCTTACACAAAGGAGCAGCAACAAAGTCTCCACCACCGAATGCGGGGTCAACTGTCGTAAACGCCCAATCGCACGGTAAGTCTGGCAAAGTACCATCAAAGAATTGCATATCGTTCGGATTGAATACCGTTCCTTCTCTATCGATTGGTTGCTGCTGATACTGTGCAAGCCATGATTCGATATCCCCATTTTGCTCAAAGGAAGCACGTTTCTGTTGGTATGTTTCCGTAGAAAAACCAACTCCATAATCATATTCAAAGTTGCTTTCATCATTCTCATCCAGTGCAGGAATACTGATATCCGCCCACTTATGATTCTTAAATTTATCATTTGTTTTCAGCAGCTCCATTCGTCTACCGATTGGATCTTTTGTGCTCCAACGAGTACCAATCCATAAAATACGTGTACTTTGCTTTGCACGTGAAAGCATATTGTTATCAACCTTTCCCCATGCAGTTTCAAGTCTATCTGGATTGAGTGCTTCTTCAATACCGCTTAACAAGTCATCAGATATTAAGATTCCGCCTTCAACGTCACATGCACCATTCAATGTTCCGGTCAATGAACGACAAGTAAGTGTTGGATAATGTCTCCTTGTATCTACAGATAGTGTTTGGTCCTTAGCATTAGAAAGTCCATTATTTGTACTTGGTAAAATTCTGTCTGGAAATATCTTTTGCCAATTATATGTATGTGGATCTTGTAAGATTTCCTGTACACCATCATAAAATTTACCAGTCAATATCGCAGAATACGATACATACAAGTTCGGGAATTGTGGGTATTTACCCATTAGCCATGTGATGAAGAAAATTGTTAGCGTACTCTTGCCTGTTCTCGGCGGCTGCGATAAGAACAATTCCTGTATATCCCCATCTGCTAGTTTCTGTAGGGTTTCTACGTGACCCTTGAGTATCTTCTTACGGGGAATGTAAAACCGCTCTCTAGGCTTTCTATCGTACTCTAGTGCAATCATAAAACTATCAAACCAATCTTGTGCGTCAAATACGTACATCTTGAAAATGAGTTCCCTTAATTTCTCCGCAAGGTTAAAATCTTCTTGTTTTACTGCATATCGCATGACATTTCCAGATACTGCAATTAGATCAAGTACGTTTTCATGCAGCTCATTCTTGGAAACACCTTCATCTTTCATCTTCATTAGGTACGCAAGTCCATCTTCGCATGGTTGATATTCGTTGTTGTTACCTATAACAGTTAATATATTTCTGAATATCCCTTGCATTCTGTCTGTTTTATTCATTATTTCCATGTCGTCTCCTTTGTGAAATAAAAAAAAGGGAACTACACATTTCTGTGTATTCCCTTTGGAATTACTATTATCCCTTTGGATATAGACTTATCTATTAGTCAAGAAATATATACATATCTCTATCTTTACGCTTATTATACTTCTTATCGACTTTATGCTGCAATTTGCGTTGTCGCTTATATTCCTTGATATAAGCCTTGTCAGCCATCCGTCTATCGTGTGTAGCAATTCTGTACAACACGAATAATGCAACGAATGCTAAGAAACATAAGAAATTTAACATACTGCCATCCTTTCTACTTCTGCATAATATTTATGAGTACTGATACCCAACTCCCTACATGCTTTTCGCATGGAGATTTTTTTATTGTCCACTAGCTGCTTGTATTGCAAGAATGTTTCGTGGTCGATAGGTGTACGCTTCTTTCCTTCTCGATAATTAGGATTGTGTTCCCTTGCATATCGTTTTCCTGCGGTAGTTCTTTCTACAATGATATCTCGCTCAAACTCTGCAAACGCAAGTAATATCGTCCTTGTGAGTTTTCCTAATGACGTATTGTCAAACTTACCCATGTTCAATATCTCTACGCTTGCACCTTTTCCAAGTATATCGTCAATAACAATAAGTCCATCCTTGGCACTTCTTGCAATGCGATCCAACTTGGTAACAATAATACGGTCACCTTCTTCTATGACCGATAACATCTTCTGTAACTCTGGTCTATCTCTCTTTGTTCCAGTTATCGCTTCTTGGAAAATATGGTCACATTTATGTTGCTTTAATTCATCCAGTTGAACGTCCAGTCCGTTGCCATATGAATCTTGCCCCCTTGTACTTACTCTTGCATATCCGTATATTTTCATTCTTCATCCCCACTTATTTCGTATGCATTCTTTGGTAATGGGTCTCCCTTTGGCATAGCAACTAACTTATATCCACATCCACGTAACATCTGTACCGCACTTGCAGTAACCATGTCTTTGCTCGTAAATCTAAAATTTACTAATTGTGGGGATATATTTTCGCTATGTGCAATGTTCGATTTCTTAATTCCTGTTGCTTTCATTATTTCCTTTAATACTTCCTTAATATTCATAAAGTTTCTCCTTTGTACAAGTAAACAATACTAAAGGGTTTCCTTTGTGTCAATAGCCTTTTTAAAATTTTTTGGGTGGTTATGGGGTTAACCCGCCCTGAATCTGATCTATTACAGGGGGTGGGGTGCACCATTCATTCAACCACCTGATCATATACAGATCATGCACTTATTACCTTAATTTATCATTAAAGAATTGAACCATTAAAATTTATTGATGGCTTATATTATGTTTCAATGTCAAGAAATTAACCTTATTGTTTCCAAACTTTTAACCATGAAAACATTTTCATAACATCAAAAAATATATAGTAAAAACTTTATAAAAATAATAAAAACCTATTGTAATATAAAGGTTATCCTTTATAATATAAGTAGATAAAGGAAAGCCTTTATAAGAAGGTAAAAGGAGAAAATAAACATGTCTAAGATCTACGAATTACACCCAACACAAAATCAAAAAAGTTTTTATGGCAAAGCATTGGTAAAAGTTGAGAATGATGGAACAGAAACGCTATACAGTTACAACACACCGATTATTTCAAAAAGTCCAGATGGAAAACCAAAACGCCTATAGTTTGGTTTTAGTTCAACAACAGGAAAACATATAAAAGCGTTTTGCGGATTGAATAAAGCAGAATTTGAAAAATTATAAAGGATAAGAAAGAAGGAAAAAATATGAAATTCAAAACAACAGAAAAAGCAATTAAAGCAAACTACAGTAAAATTATAAAAGTCGGCTATTGCAACTTACAATATTTGTTACGATATGAAACACCAATTGCCTATACTTGTGGAAAGGTAGGATGGAAAGCCGATATATACGAATTTAACGGCATACTAATTGTTACTGGATATCAACCATTCGGAAATATTTCGGCTGATTATGATTTATGCGAAGAATACGAAGAAAGAGCACAAAAAATTATAAATAGCAGACCATCACGACCAGATACAGAACTAAAAAAATTGATTAATTTATTTATTATTAATGTACAAGTTAAAAACAACAAGAAAGAAGGATAAGAAAATGACAAACAAAAGAACAATCGAAGGAATCAGACTAATTGCAAGAGATACGCAAAGAATGAAAGTATTTGACAAAGTTGCCTATGCTTGGCGTGGTTCTTCTGCAGTTTCCAGCCTACTGGACGACGCCCACGACTACCAAGGAAGATATGAACATGAATTTGATATATTCGATTCCGCACGTATCGACTTTGGAAAAATTGACGTAGAAGCTTTAAGAAAGCAAGCCCTAGAAATTGCAGAACAGAACGACGACGACGAAAACGAAGTATTTTATGAATTATTTGATAAAGCAGTAGAAAAAGTAAATCCACCACACTCCGTTATCATGGAACACATCACGGATGAAATCGGATACTATCACGAAGTTCAACTATACGATGGTACAGAATGGTACGATGAAACAGAAATCAACCTAATCGATTATGACGATGGTGAAAAAGGAACATTTACTATTTACAAAGATGAAGAATAAGGCGGTTTAACCGCCTTTTATGAAAGGAATAAAATACAATGTTTTTACAAATTAATGATAATCAGAATTTACAAATAAACACCCATTTATTAATTGCTGGCAGTAGTGGAAGTGGGAAAAGTGTAGCACTTCACGCCTTGATCATATCAGCGATGAAACAAGGGTATAAAATAGCGTTGGTAGATCCAAAACGTGTCGAGTTATCATTTTACAAAAATATAAATAATCTTTTACTACCCATCGCTAAATCAGCCGAAGAAGCTGAAAACGTGATACAGAATGTTTATGATTTAATGGAATCACGTTATAAAAAAATGGATAAATTGGAACAACGTAAGAGTAATGAAATTCCTATATTACTGGTTATTGATGAGTTCAGCGAACTAATCGAACAAAATAAACGACTAATGCAAACGATAGAGCGAATTGCATCACTCGGAAGAGCCTGTAATATCCATCTGATCATGTCAACTCAATACCCTATAGTTAAATATGTCTCAAACGCTATCAAGTCAAATAGTGCTCGTCTTTGTTTCCGTTGCAAATCAAAAATGCAATATAGGATCATCCTGGAGCACTACCCAGAAAGATCAATACCGCTATATCATGGAATTTACCAAGATGATAGCGGCGAAGAAACGCTAATCAAAGCACGCTATTATACCGATTCAGAAATTAAAGCACTATGTGAAGAAAATCAGAAACAAGGCTTTATATCTAACCTACTAAAACGCTAGTAGGTTTTTTTCTTATCCCTTACGCAGCTAGTTTTTAAGGCACTTAATACAGTGCCATTTTTAGCGTGTTTTAGAGCCTTTTATTATTGGATGATAATATTATATCATCTGAAACAAAAACGCTTTAAATAGGCACTATACAGAGCGTCACAGAAACAATATACAATCAACATACACATATAGTTTTTAAAATTAAAAATATTCTGATATAAAGCGGAATAAAAAAAGAACAGAAATAATCCGTTCTGCGACTTTCTGCCCTTTCTGCGATTTTTTATTCTTCATTTTCTGAATCGATATCGATGATATCTGCGTATCTATCTTCCAGTTCTGCCTTTGATTTCTTATCCAGTTCATTCTCTGGTCTATTGTTGATTATCTCTCTCTTATCCACCATTCCATAGAAGTTTTTGGATCTAAAAATATACAGAACCGGATTGAGCCGATTACGCAAAGCCAGTTCTGCATCCTGTGCAGCTATGATCTGCTTAGCCTTTTGTAGCATTAAAGAAACTACTTCGCCCTTTGTATTGTTTGCAATCCATCCGTTTAACTGTTGGTTAGTCATACCTAACTCAAGAGCCATTGATTCTATCGTTGCCAGTTGACCCCTTTTTACACACTTGTTAAAAAACTCATTTAATCTTTCAGCACACTCTTCTGGAGTTTGTATTGGTTTTTTATCCAGTAGTCCCAAATAGTTTTTAAGAACTGCAGAAACAGCCGCATTGAGTTCTTTATCTTTCTGTGCAAGTTTAAGATTTTCTCCACCTTTGGTTTTCGATATTTCTTTCATGCCCCTACTTTCTAGTTCTGCGTCAATTTGTTTCATAAGATAATTTTTAGCAACTCTTCCCTTATGGGTATATCCATCTTTGCCAAATTTGTCTTTTATTGCAGGGATATGGCCCTTTTGGAAAGTCACTATGCCATGTCGTACAAGTTGATTAGATCTTGTACTTCTCCTTTGTGGCAATATGGTATTTTGGCGAAAGCGACAACATCATCATACTGGTTGGATTGGGAAGGATAAGAGAGCCAGCTATTGGTATCAGGATAGTATAAAGCGAGAGATTTCCTGTCACTATTTTTCTTGCGAAAGACAATAAAGCAAGCCTTTGTATTCGGTAAAGTTTCACGAGTTGAAACGAATTTGTTGTTTGGTATTTCGTTTAAATCCACTTGTAACTTTTTATAATCATCAAAAAACATAATTTTTCCTTTCTATCATAAAAACCTTAAATCAATTCTAATGCCCTTTTTAAAGCGTTTTAGGCACATTCTCATTTCAAATGAGTATTTTATCATTCTGCCTAAAGAAACGCCTGTATCGCTCTGTTTCGAGCCTTAAATCAAATATTAGTACCTTTAGCAGGGTTTGGTTCTGCTAAATTTCAGAGATATCCACGAATATCCCTGTAGTCTTTGAATGGATCTTGATAGTCTGCTCATCAACCACTTGTTGGTCGCCTTTGTTAAACCAACCACGATTTGCCATCACGTCTTTTAGCTGCTTGATCAAGTTATCAGTATCAGGCTTGGTTGTCTTTGGCATACCATCCTTCTGCTCGATATTGTCACCTTCTGGAAAGCACCAGATAGTTTTCAACTTCACTGGACCTTGCAATCCACGATGTACTTTGGTTTCGATTTTGTCATCCAGCGTTTTTAGCCTTTTGATTTGTTCTGTTGTAGGCACATCAAACTTTACTGGGATGAGTTTATCAAACTTAGACAAAGCGTCATCCAAAGACTTTTTTGCTTTAGCTGCTCTTTCGTCCAAATATACCGCTCCAGTTTTTGTATTAAACTTTTTTTCTTGAGCCGTAGAAGTCGGCACATGTTTCATTGCCATAAAGAACGATTTATGAAACTTTGTACCACTCTCTTTCTTAATCATAAAACTTTTTTTCTGTCCTTTCATCAAAATTTTTTATTTGTGAATTTTTTTAATTTTTAAACTTTTAATCATTTTTTAGTAGGGGTACAGTTCGGCCCTTAGTCGTTAGTCCACCATGTATCCACGGTGAATTAAAACCGTGGTACTGTGGTGGTGACGACTACGCAGGGGAGGGAGTATACGACTGATATTATAAAGCGTGATACCCTACCCCATGTACTACGAGAAAATTTCTCGTACTACACTACCCCATGTATTACAGGCGTTACACCTGTACTACCCCATAGGGGGTATAAGGGGGGTAATTTGTGTACTACCCCATACCCTAATATCACCAGGTTTCATCATCTTCATCATTGGTAATTTCTGATTTTACGACTTCACTTGCTAAGTTTGAACCACCATCATCTGTGCCATGAGCGATAACTTCAAAGCCATTTTTGTTCAATAATTTCTTAAATGCAGTCTTATTTTCTAAATATGTTCCGCCGTACAACTTTGCCATTTCACGCAATTTGACGTATTCAGATTCACCATTTTCTACCTTTTCAACTAATGTTTGGTATATACTTTCCAACTTAACAATGGTTGAATTTTGACGTTTTGTGTTAAAACTTGAGATGTTTTTCTGGTTGAATACGGCTGCACTTTCTGGTTCATATTCACTCAAAATTCCGTCATGATCCACATAATGAATTGGGTATCTGTTCCAAACATCAGTAGGCTCTAGTGGTTTAAATTCTCTTAATGTGTATTCGATTCTAAGTGGTATTCCCTTACTTTCCACTAGACTTTCTGGTACATCCAGTTCCGTTACTGTAAGGATAGCGTCTGGATCACGTGCGAATACACCAGACCCACTTGCTCTATCAATGGACTTCTTACCACCTTGGAAACCCTTTGAGAAGTGATGGCAATAAATAACACTGCAATTCAAAGCGTTGGCAATAGCGTCAAACTGGTTGCAGAACGCAGCCATATCTCCTGCTTTGTTTTCATCACCATTCATAACCTTGTAAATTGGGTCGATAATGACTGCAATGTAGCCTTGTTTCTCACATCGTCTAATGAGTTTAGGTGCAAGCCTTTCCATCGTTGTGGCGTGACCACGTAAATTCCAAATATCGATGTTATTAGCATGGTTTTCTGAACTCATTCCAAACGCCTTATATACTTCACTAATACGATTGATACATGACGCTCTATCGACTTCTAGGTTAACGTATAAGACTTTACCTTGCTTACAACGTTTACCCATCCAATTCATACCTTCTGCGATGGCATACGCTAACTCAATCAGCATGAATGACTTACTGGTTTTACTAGCACCACTGATTAACATTTTGTGGCCCGTTCTAAGTACACCTTCAATGAGTTCATCTGCTAATTGTGGTGGGTTCTGTAATAGTGTTTCAAGGTTCTCAAACTCTGGTAAATTGTCTGATATATCTTCGATGTATTCTTCCCATTCTTCCCAAGAACCTTTACCGATGTTTGTATCGATAATGAATTGATAATTACCATTACGCTCGAAGCCTGGGAAACGAGATAATCTACTAGGGTTTTTGTTTGCCTTATCTAAATCAAAGCCATTCTTTTTGCAAATACCATATAAATAATCAACACGTTTCTTGTATTGAATCTCGTTGAGTGCGTCTACCCTTACAATAGCGTGGATTGACTTGTTGCCACTGTACATCATAACTGCAATTGGTAGTTCTAACTTACGTAACAATGCACTTTGTACACCTATATCCATGTTGTCACTTTCAATCAGTGCATAACGATATTCTGATACGTTTTTGTCCTTGACACCTGTACCATCTAAGGGATTGAATCTGATCCATGCTCCTGCTTTAGGGTTGTAATCACCGAATGTAGCACCAATATCTTTTGTTTTGTGAAATTCTTCTAAAAGCTGCCCACATGTTCTACTGTAATTTCCGCTATCGTATGGAATCATCTTTCCATTTTCTAACTCACGTGACTTTACACAATATCCAACATAATCTTCATTGTTGAATAATGTCGTTAAATACGTTTCGATTTCTTTGATTGGTTGCCATGTATTCTTGTTTGGAAACTTGATATCGTCTCTTTCGAGCCATGACCTATCAACGACATAATCAACATCATAAATTTCATCGTTCCAATTTAATGCGTGACCGCCATAATCAGAATTGTTTTTATAGCCATGATCAATAGCCATTTTGAACAGTGTTTTTTCTGTTATTCCAGAATCTTGGAAACTTACCCATTTATTCCACGTTTCACCTTGCACATATCTTGCACTATCTCTTCTGGACCAACTATCCCATATATCGCATGTTGCTCCAGCGTCTTTCAGTGCCATACCGATTTGTAACCATTCAGAATAATCTAAACGTACTGGATCAATGTATTGCAAGGCTTCTTTGATTTCTTCAATATCTGCCATTATCTTTTGTCCTTTAAGTCTTTTGTGAATTTATCCATCTTTGTAACCATCGATAATGCAAGCACTACTTTCTCCAATCTTACAAGTCGATTTTGTAAACTTCCGATCGCAAGCATTTCGATGAATGCTAATACAAATAAAATAACTACTGCGAAAATCATTGTTTAACTCCTTTCTTAATGTATCTTTGTTGTTTTTAAAGTAATGATTTGTTGCATGATTAAATCGATCATGCTTTGCTTTGCTTGACATGCATAAACGATTTTCTTATTGTTCTTGTTCTTCTTCATCACAAGTTGATTGAAAGAACGTTCTAATTTGATGATTCTTAATACATCGTCGAGTTTCACATAATTCTTTGGCATTATTTCAATTTCCTTACCGATTGTATCTTCATGAACTGTAATCATTGTGGGTTACACTTTCTGTCATGCAATTTTTTGTACTTCTTCAAGTACCAGATTGCTTTGTCGATATCTTGAATACCATCCTTGTTGTTTGTTCTCCAGATGTATTTGAACGCACATAGCAAGCAGAAATTCATTGTGGCTTCGATTCCATAAATACTTTCCATTACTGCAATGCATTCATACTGCCCTTGATTGTAATGATTAGGATGATTTACTTGTTCTTTTGGTGGCATGCATAATTGAATATCAGACATACCCCTAAAAAAACTAGCCAAATTACTATTACTGTTATTACTTTCCATATCATTATTTATTTTTATCCTTTCTATTCTTCTATATATTCAACCCCTAATTCTGCTAACTTTTTGATGTGTTCTTCTATCTTGATGTTGTATTCTTTCAAAACTACATCAAGCACTTTTTGAGAAACATCTTTATCAAACAATAGTGATTTACTTTCACATGAAACAGCAACCGATAACATTCTTTCTTTAAAATTTTTTAACATTTCAAATTCATATTTTAAAAATTTTATAGTATTAAGAATTTTCGTAACGTATTCTATATCACTTGATTTCATCATTTGCCTTGTCCATCCTTTCTTTCAAACGCTTTATTTTTCTTTCACGCATTTGTTCAATTTCATCACCACTAATTTCATACATCATCATTAGTTGGTCTATGGTAATTGTTACATCTGCCATTTCCTCTATTAAGTGTTCACGGTCCAGCTTCCCTCTAAAGTCCTTGCAAATTTCTTTTGTAAGTTCACTCATTTCTTCGATTGCCATTAGTTTCTGTGCCTTCTCACCATAAGTGGAAATGGCTTTCTTGTATGTATTAAATATTTCTATTTCTCGATATGTCATTACATCAGTCTCCTGTGCCATCGTTTTTTCATTTGATTTGGAATTTGTTGATTTTTATTTCTAATGCCTGTCCAATGTGTGCCACCGGCTATCCCGTCGCATATAAAATTGCTTGCCTTTAGGCTTGATCCGTTTTCTGATTCTAAAATGTAAGTAATAATTAATTTGTATCCCATGGATTTTGCAGTTCGACAGCAGGCTCCATATAACATCGAACAAGCGTTTTTATAACCGTCTATAACACACAGACGGTTAATCTCACAAGTTAATCCGTCATCCAAGTATCTACTGACGGGTCTTCCACAGACTGCACAACCTATCAGTTCTTTTTTTTCGTTAATTAAGCCAATTGAAAATTTACAACCAACCGTTGGTCGGTGGTGCCTATGATACTTTGAAATAAATTCGGAAGCCTGCTTTAAATTAATAGGGATGATTTTCATTTTCATTCTTCACTCCAATCTATTGCCTGTCCACAATTTGGACAAAAATTATCTATGTCAGTGACACGTCTTCCGCAACAAGGGCATTTGTATTTAAAGAACGTAAGTACGGACACCCCATCAGGACTGCGCCACCATGAATGTTCAACGTTTGGTGCTTCTGGTGTTGCCTTATCGACTAGTTCTTGTAATGATTCTATTTCTTCAATCGGAAATGGTTCATCATCTTGTGCGCATATACGTACAATTTCTGCCAAATCATTTTGATATCTATTCATTCCACCACCTCATAAGTTTGCTCGAAGATATCAGGCTTGCATGGATAAAACTCACCATTTACTCCCTCGATGATGTAATCACCATCAGTAACTTTCATACGCCCCTCTAATGTATTGACGTAATATTCATTATCATATGGGTTGTAATATAATTCTCCGCAGAATCTTAATACTTTTCCGATATTCCCATTGTCGTATTTAATTGCTTCCACAATTACTGATTTCTTTCTGTATTTCATAACCCCAACTCCTCTAAGGTGTATTTTTTATCTACTTCCATACCTTTGTACATTGTTCCTTTTTCAAATAATGGAAGTGCTGCTGTGCTAAGATCGTGCATTTTAATTAACAAGTATTCTTTTGCTTTTATTACAAAATCCATTTTCTTGATATATTTAACATCTTTTCTAAACGGCTTAATTACAGCGGATAAATAAGCCTTTTCTTTATCGGTTAGAATATCCGGAACATATTCTTCTTCTAACCATTCGCCTATCGCATTCATGGCTTGTGTAGCAGTTGTTTCATTTAAAAATTTTATTTTTCCTATTCTTTTGACATCGTAATAAATGTCTATGGACTTAACTATTCCAT